GCTACCCCTGATCCGCTGGATATCGACGATGTAGGTAAAGCCGCCCGACACATCCAGCAGCACGCCAGCCGTCCAGTCTCCACCCTTCGCCGTAGCTGCCAAGTCCCAGCCGCGCACCTTGCCCGATAGGCCAGCTGGCAGCGCGTCCACAATTTCTATTTTGTGCGCATCAAAAACACCGCCACTTTTTGGCGCAGGGCTTTGCATATACTGCCCCGCAAAAACATACGGGTTTGCTCTTTCAAGACGGCGCAGCATATCTAGCGGGAACTGCTCAGGCCAAAAGCTCTCACCATCTTCATCAATGGCTGGTATCTTCAAGCACTCCCATTTTTCCCCATTGCCGCCAGCCAATAGCCAGCCTGACAGGTCATTTTCATGCAGCCTTTGTTTTATGACTACGATTGGAGTTTCAGGGCTATTTTTACGGCTTTCCAGCGTGGTTTGAAACCAGTCAATCGTGTTTTGCCGCATTACCTCCGATGTCGCTTCGTCGGCCTTGTGCGGGTCATCGATAACGATTGCGCCCTGAAAGCGGCCAGACATACCGCCAGCACCCCGGCCAGTAATTGAACCCTCTGAGCCAGTTGCATACACCACGCCGCCCTGCTCTGTCCGAAACTCGTCTTTAGCAGCACTATCGTCGCGTATTTTTACCCACGGGAATATCTGCTGATACACCTCATGGCGCATAACCTCACGCACACCGTAGGCGTTGTTGGTAGCTAATCGCTTTGAGTAGCTGGCGTGTATCCACTCGCTGTCAGGATATAGGCCGGTAGCCCATGCAATAAAGTTCACAACGGCAAGTTCAGTTTTGCCGCTGCGGGGCGGAATATTGATTATCAGTCTCTTGCACTCGCCCATCAGTACACGCTCAAGAGCATTACAGATTGCATCCTGATGCCAGTTAAGCTTCACATCTACGCCCTTGCGAGCGCGGAACATTGTTCTTGTAAACTCCAATAGGTTGGACCGACAGTCTGCTATTTCTTCAGCCTTCATTGCGCTTCCAGTGGTACCCGTAAGCCGTGTAGTCCTCTCGCTTCAATGCCCTTAATATTTTACCATGATTTGCTTTATGGTACTTTCCTTTCGATCTAACCCAGTGGACCGCATCAATCACGGCCTCAAAAACATTTCCTGTTTCAACGCAAATTACAGATGATGCTCTAGCCTTTCTCAGACTCTCAATATGGCTCGCGCTTTTAGGCTTTCCTTTCTGTCGCTCGCTTGTATTGGCTTTAACCTCCGGTCGATTCATGGCCTCCTTGATGGCATCGCATCTCTTTTGCCTTAACTCAGGATCAGCCCAAGCCTTAATCAATCCTTGTCTGTTTTTTTCACCCATAGGCTTGCCTTTTAATCGCTTGGAAGCCATCAGCCTAGTTTCCTCAGCAAATGACCCGGCATCACCTCCGTCTGTTAGGTTGTAGCCATTAGGGTGCAGGCTTCCAAGCTTTGCGATATGCTTCCTCTCTAACTGATTCATTTCTTCAAAGCTTGATGCGGTATCTATCAGCTCAACGCTGAAAGAATCTTGGCCATATTTTCGCATGGCATTGTATAGCGACCTGCAATTTCCGCTTGATTTTCTTGAGTTCCAAACATGGCTTGCAAACCGGTTTTTATAGCCCTTGGTGGTAATCCCAACATAGAACTTGCCGTTCAATTTGTTTGTTATGCAGTAGACCTCAAATGACATAATCTGGTAACCGTTGTGTGAGTACCTTATTATTGTACCCTTTAATGGTTCCCTTGTCAAACCTTACGCGATTCATCAATAGGCATTCACGGCAGTCTGCAATCACATCCGTGGTTATTTATTGTGCTTGGCTCTAAGTGCTTGCAGCACCGCCTCCTGTGATGCTGCTGGACTCATGGTGCCGTCGGTGCTTGTGTGATTCAGCTCCTGCGTTTCGCGCCATCCCATGCGCGTTTTCGCCCAGAACATCGCCGCGCGAACGCAGTCGGAATATGTCGCGCCCTTCTCTAGCGCCCGCCCCGACGCGGTGCCGTACAAAAACTTTGCCACCGCTGCATCGGCCTTCACTTGCGCGGTGTCGATTTCAGCGCGGTAGTGCTTACTGAGCGTTTTTCGGTCAATGCCGATATAAGCGGAAATGTCCTCAAGTGGAACACCAAACGATTTCAGCGCGGCAACCTCGGCGCGGGTTTGCGGCGTGGGGATGTGGGCTGGTTTACCTGCCATTCTATTCATCCCCCAATATATTTAAAGCTGGCAGTAAGTCTAAGCGAGCTGCTTGACCCCCCAATAGATGTGGTTTTGCCAACTGGAGCGACTCTTGACGGCTTTCTTGTCATAATCCACTTCTTCGACTTACATCTATACGCAATCATAGCTGGATGACTCGTTGTCGATATAAATGATTTTCCCTCTGTATTGAGAAGGCTTCCTATTTTCTCACTAAGAATATTTCCAAGCCCAATGCCCTGAAAGTCAGGCGCGACAACTGTTCTGTGCTCTTTCCACACATTCTTTACTTTCGGGTGAGGAAATGGAAGCACTGCGCAGAACGCAGCAGGGGAGTCATCAATTACAAGCATATAGCATCTCGATGCTTTATTAATATCCGCCGTCATATAGTGATGGTCTTTGAAAAATCGCCATGCTTTATGACTGACTCTATAAATTTTGCACTCAATTTCTGGCCGCCGAAGTAACCCCCGTGAAAATTCATGCGTGTTCACATCATAAACCCAATCTAGTTCGAGCCACTCTTTTATATCATAGTGGCATGATACTGCTATGAATTTCTTGTTTTCTTTTCTAATAAACTTCTGAATAGCTGCCGACCCAACTTTTGCTACAGTTCTATCGACTACGCTTGTAAATTCATCATAAATAACAGGCTTATCAGACTCCAGTATCAATCTCGCCAGTTCTGCACGCATCTTTTGCCCGTTTGATAGTACGGAAAACGGTTTTAGCCAGTCTGGTGGGGATGCGAATCCAACTTTTGACAGAGCCTCCGTTATCTGCTTGGCGGAAAAATTCTCGGCGAAATCGTCTAGAAGAGTATCCCCATGCCACTCAAAACCTCTGAATAAATCAAAATCTTTAAAAACATTCTTTGCTATTGTAGTTTTGCCGCTGCCAGATGCACCAACAATAAGCCCAACATTCCAATTCATCGTTTCTATTGGAATTGAAACATCAAACTCTTTTCTTACCTCTCCCAAGGCTACATCAAACATACCTTTTACTTTTTCTGCTCTAAAAGAGCTTGGTATTTTTGACGAAACTACAAACTTTGAACTCGGCATTTGTAACCCTCCGCATCTAATCTATTAAATAGCTGCTCCTGTTCATATTCATTTTTGCACTCGACAACGATTGCAAATACTTCTTTATATTCATTGTCTATTTCATTCTCTTGACTCTCTTCAACTTTAAAGTCTATAAGTCTGGCTATTTCATCAGATTCAAAACCAGTCAAGTCAAGGTCAAGACCAAGATCGGCCAGCTCCGCAAACTCGACGCGCAACATTTCCTCGTCCCAGCCAGCATCTAGTGCCAAGCGGTTATCAGCAATCACATAAGCGCGGCGCTGTGCGTCTGTAAGGTGGCTGGCCTCAATCACGGGCACGGTTTCAAGGCCGAGCTTTTGCGCTGCCATAACGCGCCCATGTCCCGCAATGATGCCGTTCTGCCCGTCGATGATTACAGGGTTAAGAAACCCAAACTCGCGAATGCTTGCCGCGATCTTGCCCACTTGCGCATCGGTGTGCGTGCGGCTGTTTCGCGCGTAAGGTATCAACTCATCGACCTTAGCGGTTTTATAGCGGGGAATTTGCCCAAAATCTTTATCCATGCCCAATTTTACCTCACTTCGCGCACCTATCGCACACCCATGTGCGCAGCCCTAGCCAGCTTCGCAGCTTTCTACCCTCGACTGGCCGCACCTTTCCGCATTTTGGGCATTTGAATGTCATTTTTTGCTCGCTTTCTTAAAAAACAATACGGTCTTTTCATGCTTGCAGCGCGATTGCGCCTTCATTTTTTCACGGTAATCATTCGTGCAATCGTCGCAAATTGTTACGCCTTTTTCCATCGAGCGCACTAGCAGGGCCTTCCACTCCCCATACTCGCGCTCGCTGTGAAAGCAAGGCGGCTTTTCAGCGCTCTCTTGCTTCATTTCGCGCAATTTTTCTTACCACCTTGGATAGTGGCCATGGGCGGCCTATAGGGGCGCAGCTCTTGCCCTTGCCT